CAAGTTCCAATTCTTCTTGCCAGAGGAATCATTAGACTTTGTGCCAAACCATTACAAGCCAATTTACTTACAGGCTCAAGCAAGTGGTATCCTGAAGCTCACTCAGGGTAATGTGACCGACCTGAATGAGATAGAAACCTACATCAAACAGGAGTGCTTAGACCATGATGTTAAAGAAATTGCTTTCGACCCCTATAACGCTGCTGCACTGGTTGCAAACCTATACAGCCACGGCCTTCCTGTTAAAAAGGTGGGCCAAGGTATGGCAGTTCTGTCAAACCCAAGTAAAACAACTGAGCAGCTTATTCTCAAAAAAGCAGTAAAGCATGACGGCAATCCTTTTGTCGGATGGCAGCTAGGAAACTGTGAGGTTTACACCGATGTCAACGGCAATGTGAAGGTGCGCAAGAATGAAGCCGACCCATCTGCCAAAGTTGACGGTATCATTTCCATGATTATGGCGCTACACTGCCACCTAGATAATGTTTTCGTTACGGAATCATTTGGCTTTAGGTCGTTAGATTGGTAGAATGTGCGGGAATAGGAGAAAATCATGGGCATTTTGGATGTTTTCATCAGAAAAAAAGGCGTTCAAAACGAGTCAAACACGGTGCTTGGCCAGATGCAATTGGGCAACCAAGTCATCATGGGCCAGAATCGCCAACAGCCAACACAGCAATTACTGTATGTAACGACATCAAGCACCACAACTGCCGGTCGCGTGCTAGACATGTCGGCCCTGACCCGAAACTCCACGGTCATGGGATGCGTGGGCGTAAAGGCTCGGGCTATCTCCCAGTGCGGCATCTCCATCATGTCCAAAAACAAGGATGGCTCATTTACCGACGCGGTGACTGACCCTAATGTGGGCGCACGCGACAAAGCCAAGGCCAAACAAGTCTTGGATCTGCTTCAATCGCCTAACCACTTCCAAAGTCAGTATGAGTTTTGGTATCAATGGATGATGTGGCAAGACCTTGCCGGTGAGTCGTTCACCCTCTGGTGGCGCAAAGACCAAAAGGACCCAGTACAGACTCCAATTGAGATGTACAACATTGACTCAACACTTGTCACGGTCCGATTAACCAAAGGCAACTACCCTGCATACGTCCTGAGTTCACCCTCATACGGCTTCAGCAAAGACACGCCCTTGGACGCGCATGAAATCATGCATATTAAGGAAGCGGCATGGCAAGGCTCGTCTGGTTTTAACAAGGGCATCTTGGCTACAGAACTGATTGCACTGGACCAAGACATTGACATCTACGCCAACTTCATTATGCAGAACGGTGCAAAGCCGTCCGGCATTTTTAAGACCGACCAAGTGATTCCGGACGCAAAGTACAAAGAGATTGCGGCTCGAATCAAGGAAACGTGGAATGCCATGACAGGCAGTCGCGCAACCGACCCGTCAAAGGCAGGCCAAGGCATGTTGCTTGACCAAGGCATGACCTATGAGAGCATTCAAATGCTTAACTTGCAGGATGCTGACGCGGCCAAACTGAAAGAGCAGACCATGAAACGCATCTGCGGTCTGTTCGGCGTACCGCCTGCAATGCTTGGCATCGGCGAGTCCAAGTACAACAATACGCAGACCATGTTGGACGAGTTCTACAAAACGGTCATGTACCCAACGGTGATTAGCCTTGAGCAAAAGTTGAAACAGCACTTGTTTAAAGGTTACCCAAGCCTGTGCGTGCGCTTCGATACCAAAGACTTCCTCAAAGGCGCACCGCTAGACCAAATGAACTTTGTGACAGCGGCGGTCAAGTCTGGCATCATGACTCCCAACGAGGCACGCGAGTACTTGAACATGGCAACCATTGACGGTGGCGATGAATTACAATCTGGTGGCTCATCTAGTGAGCCTATCAAGGGAACGTCTCCTCAAGACACGGGCGGTGGCGGCGGAAATCAAACGCGAAAAATGAATATCGGTACAACCTGATGAATCATTTGAAAAAAATGCTTGCACATTTGGCTTCACAAATTAAAGCAAGTGATGTTACACTCGCCACAATAGAGAAGCCCCACAAGATAAGAGACGACAATCAATCTATCCACAATGGGGTGATAAATGAAGAATTTAACGCTAATTTGCGAAGCACAAGTCCAACTAGCGGCAGACGCAAACGAGTCACAGAATCCATCGGGCATGATGGAAGCGCGAGTGACGACATGGAACGCAAGAAGCGGGGAAGACGGACGAAAGTTCAACTACCAACCTGAAGGCTTCATGGATTGGGTCGGCGAGTTCAACAAGAGCGACAAACCCCTCCCAATGTTCCTAAACCACAACGACCTTGGCATGCCCATGGGCGAGTGGACCGAATTCATTATGGACGACGAAGGCATGACTGCCAAAGGTCGCTTGTACACCAACACCGTAGGCGGCAACGACCTCTACCAAATCCTCAAAGAATCCCCCAAGATGTTTGGCGGCGTTTCTGTTGGCGCTTATGCCGAGGAAGCACGATGGGTCGATGAAGACGGCAACCCTTTCGAGAACGGTCCAGACGGCACAATGTGGTCTAACCCCGATTTCGATTACGAAAAAGCATACTTTCAAATTATCAAAGGCGGCTTACGCGAAGTGTCTGTTGTCATGTACCCAAACAACCCCAATGCAGAGATTCAGAAACTGGAAGCATTTGATGCTGAAGGGCATGTGAATCCACGAGTTTTGGAAAAGGCTTTGCGTGATGCTGGCCTTAACAAAAAGGATGCGACCACCGCATCTAGTATCTTCAAACGAGTATTGGAACAGCGTGATGCCCCAAAACCCGTTGAAGCGACCCCAACTCAGAGTGAGTCTGATGCGGTGGTAAACGAAGCCGATGCATTGCTTGCCGCTTTTGAAGCGCGTGAGTTGGCCAAGGCACTTGAAAAACGTATTTAAAGGAAAACACCATGTCTATGGATAAAGTACTGGAAAAAGTTGACGCGATTGCCGTGTCCAACGAATCCAAAATTGAAGCGGTGAAAGCCGAAGTCGCAACTACTGTGGAATCCGCAAAAGCCGAGTTGACTGAAAAGTTTGCCGCTTTGGAAGCCAAAGTATCTGCAATCAACGTCCCTGAAATCATCCGCGCACCTGCAAAGACTTTGCGTGGTGATGTTAACCGTCGTGTTAAAGAGCAACTCGCTTCTTTCACCAAAGGTTCCAACCGCGTTCACACAGAACTGAAGTTGTGGGAATCTGAAGACCAACACTCCGCATACCTGAACGAAGCCTCCACATTGACAGGCTCTGGCGCAGGCATCGGTGGTCGTACAGCCTATGACCCAGTATTCCACAAACTGCGTTTGCTTAACCCTATGCGCGGCGTGTCACGCAACGTGGCAACTGACGGTTCTACCTATCAGTTCCGCGCTAAGACCGGCAATGCAGGTGCGGCTTGGGGCTATGCGATTCAGAACAACGGCTCTGCCACTACTGAAGCAACCACAATCTGGCAATTGAATTTGCAAGACATCAACGTTCAGTTCCCAATCCGTACTGCGGCTTTGGACGACATCGATGGCTTGGAGAGCAACGTCGTGGATGACATGCTCCAAGAATTCTCGCAGAGTGAAGGCTTGTCCATGATTTTGAATAACGACCAGTCTGGCACGACTACTACCGCATACGGTGGCACGTCAGGTCTGCGTGGTTTGAATTCTTATCCTGGCTCAAACAGCACCTACACTGGTGGCACTATCTCCGCCGCCGCGTTCGGTTCTTCTGGTACTGCTAGTACTGATGGCTTGCACAGCATCGCTACTTATGACCAGACAACAACCAACGGTTTTGCTTCTGCAAACAACGTGAAATACATTGACCTGATTCAATTCATTCACAATTTGCCACAGCAATACTGGTCAACAAGCAACTGTTTCGTTATCAATCCTTTGATGCTTGCCGGCATCCGTGGCTTGGTGGACAACAACGGTACGCCTGTGTTTGAACGTATGTCTCCGCTGATTTATGACGGCATCGTTGGCAAGTTGTTGGGCTTCGACGTGTACGTTAACTCGTACTGCTCTGCTCCTACATCCGCTGGTGGTTCTGCCGGTACAACATCATTGTTCCCAATGTACTTCGGTGATTTCTCTCGGGGTCATACAATCGTAGACAGGTTGTCAATGGTCTTGCGTCGCTACGAACAGACACAGCCAGGCTTTATCACTTTCTTCGGTGAAAAACGCCTCTGCTCAAGCGTGGTCGATCCCAACGCAATCATCCGCTATCGCTCCACAGCGACAGGCGCTTAATTAGCGAAAAAAATGATGGGGGGCTTCGGCCTCCCGTCTTTTAATTTTTAAGGAATTATCAAAATGAGTGCAAACCAAAAAATCCTAGACGGCATTAAGCAAGCCCTTACCGAAGGCGGCAAAGTAACGATTGACCTGCGCGAGGCATCAACGCTTACAGGGTCTGGCGATGGCATTGGCGGTCGCACCTATTTTGATGATGCTTTTTCAACACTGCGTTACGCTAACCCGTTTCGTATGGGTTCACGCAACA